GCATAATTACTCCGTTAAGGCATAACTGATACTCACATTTCCTGCTCCTTGATCAACAGGTGTAGCTAATACGCCAGACCTTAATTTAATAAAAGGCACAGCAGCCATTGCTTCTTTGATTTCCCCGTTTAATACAATACACATACTTGCTGCAACACTTGCTATAGTAGTTTCTCCTACATCATCGGCATTAACTATGGGTAAAAAAGTACCATCTTCAGTCATACAACCTGCAAAAGTAATAATGGCAGTTGTCCAGTCAGCAGGTAAAGATAATACTATATTCTTGTGATGTGATTTATCAATCACTTCTGATAAAAATGCTTCTGCTACTTCCACTACTCCTGCGATACCTGTTTGTGTAACTGTTTCAGTAGCGTCATGGGTAAATAATAAATCTTCTACCATAGTTAAAGAAACACCGGGGTCAATAGATGCAATAGTATAAGTTGCTTCGTGTGTTTCACCTTCATCAACAAGAACAGTTTCTCCAACTAAAAAGTCAGTAGTGGCAGCAACTGATAAAACTTTTTGGTCAGCAGCAGACTCTAAATCTACGGTTGTCGCAGCGTCTACGGTATGGTTATAGGTCAAGTCATCTACCAAAGTAATAGAAACCCCAGGGTCTACACTATCAATTATCCCTTCTTCTTCTCTTGCTGTATCTCTACCTATTACCACTCTGTCAGCAGCCACTAAAAGTCCAGCAGTAGCAGCAACTGAAACTACTTTCTGCCCTGAAGCATTACTCAAATCACAATCACTCCCTGTAGAATAAACAGTCGGGAATATAACACTCCCTGATAAAGGTCGCCTTTTTAAAAATAATTCCGCAGCAGTAATTACAGTCTGATTATCCATTTTCTTCACTCTCCTCTAATATCTTTATCATTTCTTTTTGTGTTGTACCTCTGTGTAACTTAATCCCTCTATTTTTTATTTCTCTTCTTAATTCGTTTAAATCAGCCATAGGATTTTTCCTATACTTAAAATGAGGCTTTAATCTCTCAATTAAAGCAGGGTCATAAGTATTTAACTTCTTATCCTTATTAAACCGAGCTATCGGTTGTTTTGTCTTTCTACTCAAGACTACGAGGTTAGGTTCGGTACTGTAAAATAACATTTCTCTCCTTTAAATTAAGAGGGGGATTTTCTCCCCCTCATTTTTCTACGGTAACTCGATATAACCAGCGGCAGGTCTATGGTCGGTATACAACTGTTTGGTAGCCAAAGGCTTCAACATAAACTTGATTGTCCCATCTGATTGCATATACTTGGCAGTCTCTACCCACAAGTAGTGTGTCTCATCTGTCACCGCTGTAACCGCAAAGGCAGTGTAAAGCCCATTGTTGGCAGCCCAGAAGTCTCCATTTAAGAGGCAAGGTATCATGCCTACTTCTCCGACAGCTTCTACACCTTCAGAGTAGATAATTAATCCATGTTCCATTCCTTTGGTAGGTGTAATGTTAAAGACTTGAACACCATAGATAACAATAGTATCTCCGGCAGCTTCGGCAATGACAGCTTCAGTAACGGTAAGGTCTGTATCTGTATCACTAACTAAAGTATACAAACCGTCATTATAGGTACTACCACTAACGAGTATCTGTTCTCCATCCATTCCGGAAAAGCCAGCGGCAGTAAAGCCAGCAGCAATATGTAGGGTGTAAACTCCTGCGGTATCAACAAAAGATATTCCAGCAGAACTGATGTATCCCAAGCAAGTAGAAAGTGCAGGTTGAAGTATAGGACATACAGGAACTTCTTTTTCCATAGTTTCCATTCCGCCTAATGCTACGGTAATTTCAATTTGTCCAGCCATTTTATTTCTCCTTTCTTAACATTTTTTTATTTTTTAAGATATTTTATTACTTTCATTATTAACTCTGGACTATCATTAAAAAAGCCAATACCAAGATTACATTCTCTACACAGCAGACCTCTCACTTTTTTAGTTTCGTGATTATGGTCGATACAAGCATCGGAAGGGGTTTTAAATTGTTTACCACAAATAACACACCTTCCATCTTGAATTTCCCATAGTTCAACCCACTCATCATGAGAGAGATTATATTTCTTAAGTTTAGATTTCCTTCGTAATTCCTTAACTTTATCAGGATTGTTTTTTCTCCATTGTTTCTTCCACTCTTTATTTTTTTCTGGGTCTTTTAAATATTGTCGTTTGCTATATCCTGGATTAGAATTACGCCATTCTCGGCTTTTTTCTTTTATTTTTTCACGATGTTTCTTAAAATATTCTCTTTGGTATTCTTTCATATTAAACATGATAATCCTCATCTATGGGGGAGTATCACCTCCCCCATAATCTCCTTATCAGATAACAGTTTCTGGTGCGAATTCTAAGTCGAGGTAAAAAAGCTCTTTTGGCTTTACTACCCTGCCGCCCCAGACATGAAGTCCACGCACTAAGTCAGCGAAGTATCCCTGTGAACGAAGGGTTTCGGATTCGGTCATCTGGTCGGCAAAAGCCATTGCCTGATAAGAGCCAGCCATGATGATATTACGTTTATAGGTTGCAGAAACAGATGGAGTTAAAGCCGGACAGTTGTTCGACATGAACATATCAAACTGTAATATGTTACCGATAAAACCGTTCTTTAATTCACCCTTTAAGTCCTCAGCCTGAACTATCCCGGCAAGTAAGAGTTTTAAAGCAACCCAGGGAGGTATGGTTATCCATTTTTTATCTACATTGACTTCGTTTAATTTTGTCCACAACTCACCAATATAACTGGTTATGAGTGCCGTTGTCATGGCAGTACTCTTCAGGACATAAGTCCCTAAAGCTGATTGTGTGTACAATCCAGCCAGGAAGGTATCTACCTCTTGCAACAGTCCATAAGCAGCTTCTTTGGCATAATGTTGTCGGGCAGCAGGGTCAGCTTGTAATTCTGTAATGTCATGTAGTTTAATACCATAATCTTTGGCATGGTCAATATCCAAAAACATAGCAACAGCCTGAACATCTTGGTAAGTTATACCAGTTGGATTAGCTGCGTCCCATGTTGGATCGCCGGGGGCATAATCATTAATGGTTACCCCACCATAGCCTTTCAGTTTTATCCTATCGCCTTTTTCCTTGATTTCTCCACTGTACTTTTTATTAGCAATCTTACCGTATACGAGTTTATTCTTTAATTCCTCAAGTAATGTTGCAGCAAAAATTACAGGTATTGCGTCTTTGAAAGACATCTTTTATCACTCCTTTCTCAATATTTTTTATTAAACCTCCGTATCGGAGTGTACCTGAATACCTTTCAGTTGAGGATTACCACTTTTCACTGGATTTAGTTATGTCCACAAGTTTCTCACGAGCTTCTTCTGGTTTCATGGCTGCAACTTCTTCAGATGTGTAGAATTTAAAGCCATATTTTTTAGATTCGCCAGTTAAGCCCTTCTTGTCTACTTTGCGATTTCCCATGCTGTCGAGGACTTTATCATTTTTAGCTAACTCAAGTTTTGCTTTTATATCAGGGTCTTTTAAACCTTCTTGATACAGTTCTTCACCAGGGTCATCAGAGTGGTAAATGGCTAATTCTCTGTATTTTTTACCACCTACTCTACTAATGGCAGCCTGATAAACCGCATCAAAGTCCAAACCTATATCTTTCTGGTCGGCATATCTTGTTCTGGCAGCACTGCAAGACTTTTTGAAATTGTCATCAAGTCTTTCTTTCTCAGCAGCTTCTTTAACTACTTTTTGTGCCTTTTCAATACTTGACATAACTTTTGACTCGATATCTCTTCCTTCTTTTTTGGTTAAGATATCTTCATCTCCACCTTCAATAACAGATTTTTTAGTTTTGGCAGATTCTCTTTCTTCTTTTATTGTTTTAAGTTCTGTCTCTAAAGCTGTTAATCTGGATTGAGCTTGTGTCAATTCAAAAGACTTTTGCTGTCGTTCTGTTCTTTCTCTTTGCAAATCGGCGATGATACCTTTATGTTCTGTTTCTGTATAAGTTTTTTCTTTAGGTTCTTGCCCTTCTATAATTTCCTCTGTCATGTTTGATCACCTCCTTTTCTCCCTGAGGTAGGGAATAATGCCTGTTTGTTGCCCCACAGGTAGGGATATTTAAACCCTCCCGATGAGGGATTGTTGTCTTGGGCTAC